GCCCACATTTGAATAATGAAACAAAAATTGAAGTTTTAACTGTGAAAACAGAAATTATAGTTGAAAAAACGCAGGAAACCATAGAATAACGACGAGGAATATAATGATAACTGCATTTTTAATAGGCGCATTATTATTTTTGGCAGCCTTTATGATAAATATTTATATTATTCGCAGATTTTAAGGAAGTGATAAAGTGATTAAATTAAAAAAAGAAAAGAAAAAAGATTTTGTTTGCGACGGGTGTGGAAAAGGTTATATTGGGGCGAGCCGGAACAGCTTTATTATCCGCGTAGCCGGATACGAAACCTATAATATTCAGCTTTGCAATGCTTGTTTATTATCGTTAAAGAAAAAAATCAATAAAGAGGAGAATGAATAATGCAGAATATCAGCATTGAAGCAGCAAAGGCAAAAGGATTTATAAGCGGCTACCGTGTTGGACGAATTATTTTAGCTTGCTCGATTGAACGCTGGAAATATGGAAAGCTGCTTAAAGAATTGCGGGAAGATTGCACAAATATATTTAAATTCCATACCGGGCGACGCACACGGTATTACTATGACCCCTTCGAGGTGCTGGAAAAAATCAAGGGATATAAGCATTACGGCAACAGGCATTTAAGCAAAGAAAAAATAGATGAATACTGCAATTCGGTAAAAGAAGCTAAAGAAAAGAGTTTAGAAAAATGATTGATTGCCTAAAATGTTACCGCCTGCGCCGCCATAATGATACTGTTTACTGCCCGTTTTTAGACCTAAAAGAATGCGTTAGAGGGGAACATTATATAAACATTGCAAGCCTGCCGTTTAAACCCCAAAAGGAAGAAACTCCCCCCCTGCCGCCGAAAATGGTGAAAGCAATTCCACCGTTTAAACCACACCCAAACA